GGTTTCGCCGAGCAGGGTGGCGAGCAGATGGCCTGGCGTCGGCTGGTTCGGGACGTAAAGCGTCTGGCCGCCGCGCGTGCCGCACAGCAACAGGGTGTTGCTGAAGCCGATGACGCCGCCGAGGTCTTCGGCCATGCCGTTTGGTTTGCGGGTGTATTCTTTTTTTTCGGCCATGGGGTTCCTCAGCGGAGGTAGGTTGAGCGTGAGACGCGAGCGCGCTGCACGGGTTTGGTGAGCGCTTGCGGGTCGGCTGGCGGCGCGGCGGATTCGGGTGCGTTTTCGGGGTCGAGCGCAAGCGGCGGGCGGGCGGATGCGCTGCCGGCGATGCGCGCTTCGGCGGCAGCCCAGTCGGCGACCCGGAAGCGGTGCAGGTGCAGTTCCGGGTGGTGGGCGGCGGCGTAGGCATAGACGAAGGTGTCTAGCGGCTCGTTGCGGGCGCCACGTTTCTTGACGAAGCGGTTGGTCTTCGGGTCGTAGGTTTCCGACACCAGGCCGGCGAAGAACTGGGGCTGCAGCTGGTCGCTGAAATGCAGCAGGCGTTCGTCGCGCTCGAGATCGGCGTCGGCGCCCATGCGGCGGTATAGCCAGTGCTTGGCGGCGACGGTGCCGACCTGCCAGGTGTGGATGCCGCGATACTCGGTCTTACGCTGGGTGTTGAGGTCTTCCCATTTCGGACGGCCGAGGACCGGGGCATTGTTGGCCTTGGCGCCGAAGATGCACATCGGGCGCTGCACCGGGGTGGTGGCGTCGGCGTTGGCCAGCACCCACTGCTTGACGAAGGGCGTGCGGTGGCCTCGGCCGTCGATGGCGCAGGCGCTGACCGGCAGCGTGGCGCCGCTGGCGTGTTCGACCGGGCGGGCGAGCAGCGCGTTGAGGGCTTCCCACACCGCCGGCTTGGCCGGATCGCCGGGAAGCACGACGTAGGCGATGGTCCAGGCGGCCATGTTGCGACCCCAGCCGACGATCTGAACTTCGAGCCGGTCGTCCTGGGTATCGGCCCCGGCGGTGATGTAGCAGACGCCTTCCGGCGCCGTGTGCAGGTTATACGGTTCGGCGCGGTCGGCGACCAGGTTGTGCTTTACGGCGCGCATGCTGGGGTCTTCCCAGGCTTCGGCGAGGCGGTCGTTGATGAATGTCTTGAGCTTTTCAGGCGTGCCCTGGGCGTCGACCCACATTTGCGCCAGTTCCGCCCAGCGCGGGCCGAGGCCGATCGGATAGTAGAGGCAGTTGGCGCGATAGCCGCGCGCCGGATGGCCGGGGTTGGTAGCGATCCAGCGGCCGGCGGCGAGCATGGCCGGCTTGTGGTTTTCGTCGATGACGCAGCCGCATTCCGGGCAGACCAGCCAGGCGGACGAGACGCGCTTGTGCACCGGGTCGAGCGCAAAATGCAGGTCGCTGCGCCATTCGTAGGCGTGCCGCTCGCCGCAGTGCGGGCACGGCAGGTGGAACAGGCGCTGGTCGCTGTCTTCGTACTTCTCTGTGGTGCGGCAGATGCCGAGAATGCCGGGCGTGCTGACGTACATCGCCTTGCTGACCGCCGGGAATGCGCTGGTGCGGCCTTCGAGCAGGGCGACCGGGTCGTCGCCGGTGGCCAGGCTGGTGGCGAATTCGGTGAATTCATCGACCAGCAGGATCTTGACCGAGGTGGATTTGAGGCGCTTCGGGTTGCCGGCGTGTTCGATGTAGAGCTGGCCACCGGCGAAATCCTTGAAGGTGCGGGTGTTCTGCGAATCGCGGCTGGCGACGCTGGACAGGCATTCGCGCACCGCCGGGGTTTCCTCGATCAGCGGGTTGAGCTTTTGCGCGACGAACTTGTCGAGCGACACCTCACCCGGCAGGCAGACCATGATCGGGCCGGGGTTTTCGTTCATGGAATAGCCGATGACCGCCGATTCCATGGTCGACTTGCCGAACTGGATCGGGAAGCAGCAGACGACGCTGCGCACCGCCGAGCGCACCGACAGGCAGTCCATCGGTTCCTGCAGCGCCGGGTTGCGGTCGACCCGGAAACGGCCCGGGGCGACGCTGCCCTTGCTGGACAGGCGCATGTTCGCTTCTGCCCACTGCGAAACCGTGGTCGGCTTGCGCGGGGCCACCGTGCGCGCCAGCGTGGCGAAGATGCGGGCGCGGGGGTTGGCGAAGGCGATGGTGGTCTGAAGCGGACGCATGCTAGAACGGCGCCCAGTCCATGCCAAAGGTTTGGCGATAGCAATCCATTGCGCGATCGACACCAGCGTAAAGGCGCGACTTGCTGCGCTGGCTGGCCCTGGTGCGCTCATACCATCGCAACAGGTCACAAACCGCACACCAGGACGCAAACTCTCCAGCGCGCGCCATGAAATCTGTCCAGTTTCCATCAATGCCAAGATCGGCAAGTTCTCTTTGCGTCATCCCATCCTCCGTTGCATTGCGGCCATGGTTCCTGCGTTGGTAATCATTCCGCACCCCTCCCCGCCGCATCCAGCCGCTCGACCAGCTCGCCGAGCGCCTGCTCGATGTGGTCTTCGAGCAGCAGGCGGATCTGGTTTTCGTCGGCCATGGTCGCCAGCTGCGGCGCCAGGATGGCCGACAGGGTGGCGAGGTGGGTGCGCATCGTGGCGCCGGCATCGGCAACGGCGGCCATGACGGCGGCGGTTTCCATGAGCTGGCCGGCACGGGTGCGGGCTTCCATTTCGGCCAGGTCGGCATTGGCCGATTCCTTGCGCGCCCGGGCTTTCTGGTAGTCTGGCGTGCCGGGCACTTCGGGGGCTTCCGGCTCGCCGGGGTCGGCAGCGGTTTTGGCCGTTTTATGGCCGTCGACCCTGGGGCCAGCCTTTGTCTCCATGGTCGCAGCCTTTGTTTCCGTGGCCGCAGCGGCCTGCCCTGCCCGCTTGGCGGCGTGGCGTTCGGCGACGGCGACTTTGCCGGGGTCGGCGGTTTCGCGGATGCGGGCTTCGCTGGCTTCGACGTCGATCAGCGTGTCGCTGACCATGACGAGGCGGCCGGTGTCCTTGAGTTTCTTGACGTAGCTCGGGCGCACGTTGAGGTGACGGGCGAAGGCGGCTTGGGTGAGGGTACTCATTTGTGCAGCCCTGCCCTTCTGCGCGCGGCGGCGAGGGCCAGTTCGCGGTCCTGCTCTTCGCGCTGCTGGGCGCGGTCGATGTCATCCACGGCGATTTCCTTTGCGGGCGGTTTGCGGGGCGCTGGCGGGGTTCATGGGGCCGAGGTGGACGTCCAGCATGGAGACGGCCCGGTTTTCGTCATGGCGGATCGGCGTGCCGATTTCGTGGCCGTTTTCTTTGGCGTGGAATGTCTGCTGGCCATCGAGGCCGGCACGGATTGCGGCGTCGATGGTTTCTTTGCCGAAGGCGAGGCGCAGGTCATCGATCCAGGCGGCGACTTGCGGCATGGCTTGCCGCATCGGCTTCTTTTCTTTTTCCATTACTTCTTTTTTATGGGTGTGTGTGAATGAGGGAAGACGCGCGCGTGACCTGACGGCCTGACGGGTAGCCTGACACGTGACCTGACGGGCAAGACCCGCGCCAATAGGCGCACCTGACGGCCTGACGGGCGCTCGCGCGCCGCGCACGTAAGGGCTTTTGTGCACGCGTGATTTATTTTGTGTATTCGTGTCGCGTGTACACGCGCGGCTGTTGTCAGGTGTCAGGCCGTCAGGTTTGTTTGTAATCATGGACTTAGCCTGTCAGGTTGCCCGTCAGGCCTGACGGGTAAATTGGCCTTTTTGGTCATTTGAGCCCCGCTTTCTGGCGCGCTTCTTCGACAAAGAAGTAGCATTCGGTGAGCCACTTGGTTTTGCTGAGGCCTTCGCGCGGCAATACTTCCTTGCTTGCGTGGCGTGCGAGCAGCGCCGCTGGCGGAATGACGCAGCGCCAGGTGACGGTGGTGCTCGAGTGGATGTCGACGTAGCGGTCTGCCCGCCCGACGAACCAGCCGGGCTTGCCGGCGGTGGCCCAGAAGTGCTTGGCCGGGCGCGGGTAGGGCTCGCCGTTGCGCTTGCACCAGGCGAGGTATTCGGCATAGACGCCCGCTGTCCCGGCCGGGGCGAAGGGCAGGCTGTCGATATTGCCTTCGCGCCATTCGTGCAGGAAGAGTTCGTCGCTGCCGGCGGACAGGATGATGAGGTCTTGCTTGGCCTTGGTCATCGGTGGCTTGGCCCATGGCTTGAAGCCCTGGAGATCGACGCCTAGCAGGTAGTCATGCAGGGCTTCGATGCCGCCCTGGTTGATTTCTTCGGTGACTTCGTCGTAGAAGACGTCGTTCATCTTTTCCGGCGTCCAGACGACGCAGTGGCGGCGGTCGTCGCCGTCGAGCACCTGGGCCATGCGCTCATTGGAGAGGAACACGATGTTCATGTGGTTCCGCTCGCGGTGGGCGGCGACGTTCTTGGGGTTGATGCGTACCCATTCGCCGGTGATGAAGTTCTTGAGCTGGTTCTTGAGGTGGTACATCTCGGCGCGGGCGACGATCTCGTCGGCAACGACGAAGAGCTTGCGCTCGCACCAGTCGGCATTGAACTTGTCTTCGATGGCGGCCTGGTTGATGACGATGCCGTACTCGCCGTATATCTTGGCGTAGGCTTCGAAGAAGCGGCTTTTTCCGGTGCCTTGAGGACCGTGAATGATGAGCGCGGTCTGCATCTTGGCGCCCGGGTACTGGATCGGGTAGGCGAGCCACTTGAGTATCCAGGTATAGACCTCGTCGGCGTTGTCCTGGTCGGAGCACATGAAGCGCAGCAGATCGAGCAGCACGTCGCAGCTGCCTCGCTTCGGCCTGGTCGGCCAGCCGCGCCAGCGATTGCAGCGGATGTTCTGGTCGTCGCCGCCCGGATCGAAGCCGATCTGGTCGAGATAGACGGCGCCTTTCTCGACCCACGACCAGTGGCGCTTGATGTCGTCGCCACGGACGCCCGCGGCGAGCAGCTTGAGCATCTTTGTCCGGCGGCATACCTCGTTGGTCCAGGTATCGAAGACGAATTCGCCCGTGTTGTCATCGATGTCGATGAAGCGCTCGACGATGTCATCGAGCTGCATGACAGCGACGGCGGCGTTGCGCTCCCCTCCCCCCTCGGTCTCCGCTTTTCCGCGCGCGGATTTTTCAGGCAAGGCAGCCGGCCCTGGGGCGATTTTCAGGTCGGAGAGCGCTTTTTCGATCTGCGCCCGGACAACGGCTTCGCCTTCGAGCTCAGCCAGGTCGTTGAAATCGGTCGGGCCCTTGCGGTCGACCGGCCTGTCTTCGGCGAACGTCGGCTTGATCCACTCGCAACCGTGCGCGAGTTTCGCTTCCGAGGCGCGCTGGACCCCAGCGTTCAGTTTTTTGTGCGGCTTGCCGCAGGCGCGGCAGGCGGCATCGGCGACCGGCGTCCAGGCTTTGCACTCGGCACACTTCTGCAGCCAGTCGTCGTCGGCGCAGATCAGCTGCCGGGCGCGCCGGTAGTGTTTCTTCAGTACCCCGGCCACGGGCCCGAGGTTGTTGGCGGCACAGGCGATGGCCACGGTCTTGCCGGTCGCCTGGTGGATCGTCAGGCCGGTGGCGAATCCTTCGGTGATCAGGACGACCGCACCCGGCGAGCTGCCGATCTGGAAGTAGTGGCCTTCGACCGACATGCCGGCCGGCCAGTATTCCTTGTCGCGCTCGGTGCGTTTTATGCGCTCGCCGTGGATCTTCCGGCTGAGGATGAATTGCAGGCCGAAGATTTTTCCGGTCGCGTCCATGATCGGCACGACCAGGGCGCCGGCGAAGGTTCCAAGGTACTTCCAGTCGGCGTCCTCGGCACCGGGCAGCTTGACCCCTTCGTTACCAGAATAAATGCGCGCCCCGCCACCGGATTTCAGCCCTTTGCGGCCAAGGTAGTCGTGTTCTTCGGCCTGCTCGACCTGCTTGCTCGCCCGCCAGACCGCTGATGCCCATTGCGATGCGCGGTCGATTTCTGCCTGGCGTTCCGCCGCCGCCCGTTTCTTGTCGGCAGCCAGCCGGGCCGCCAGCGCCTGCTTCTGCTCGGCACTCAATTCCTCTTTGCGGATCTTCTTCGACCCGCATGACGGGCAGGCCTTTTCCTTCAGCGGCACCTCGGCGCCGCACTTGTCGCAGCGCCTGGTCAGGTCGATCTTGCGGGTTCCAGGATCATCGCCATGGAAAATCCCATAGCTGCCGGCCAAGTACAGCTCGTTGTCGATCAGCAGCTCGTAGAGCCTGTACCACCCGCGCTTTTCAGCGTCGCCGCCATGCACCAGGCAGCGCACCGACTTCTCGCCGACCGCCAGCTTGAGCGGCAGGTCGAACTCGAGACCAGCCTCGCGCATCTGGTCGATTACATAGTCATAGTTCTTATAGTTCATTCGTTCACTAACCCACCAACCCACTGACTACCCGTTTTTCGAGCCTTTGACC